GCCATCAAAGCTGGCTGGATTACCATATGCTGCAGAACCATTTGAAACTGTTGGTGCACCTCTAAATCTATATGTAGACCCATTTGTTAAACCATGTTCTGGTGCAAAAACATTTATAATACCTGATGATGCTGCATAAGTTGTAAATGGATCATGGGGTAATAATTGTGCAACATCGTTTTCTGATCTTGCTGGTCTAGTATCCATTAATCCTTGAAAATCTCCACCATGCGCTTTTGGTTGAAGTTGTGGATGTTTGGGTTCAAATTCTGATTTATGTACAAACATACCATTCCATTCATGGACCATTTCTTTATATGGAAATTCCATTCCCGATCTATCTGATATTGCTTTTGCGTATTTTCCAGTTGCCATTATCTTTTCCTTGTAGCTTTAGCATTCATAATTTTATCAAAACGTTGAATTTCTGTATCACCTGTCATATGGTTTATATAAGTTTTACTTTTACCAGTTATAGGGTTTTTCATTTTAAAAGTAGGTTCTTTACCAAATTTTTTTTTATAAGCTTTACGAGGACCACTAACAATTTTACTTATAAGTTTTTCTTTTATTTTAGAAACTTTGTGTGCTTGAGATGTAGTTAATGTTTTTTTGGAACCACTTTTTATTATTGCTCCCATTCCTTTAGTTATTAGTGTCATAATTTTCTCCTATATATTCGGGTAATAATTCTTAGGAGTTATGTATGTACTAGCTGCAGAGCCATCTTCTGCCAATGCTCTTGCTAATTCATCTTCGTATAATAACTTCATTGTTTGTGTTAATTGTGGATTTACTTTTTGACTTAAATAAAAAGCTAATCCTGAAACCATACAAGGTACGAATCTGTATGGTAAATCTGTTGCATCTGTATATGTTGCATCTACATCTTGTATTCTTTTTAAATAATAAAAATGTAAATCTTTAGCTGCACTAGTTGAGTCTGCTGTTGGGTAAACGGTTATAGTTGTTTTGTCCACGAATCTTTGAACAAAAAATTTTGATGGTGTTCCTTTAGATAACTTACTTGCTAACGCGGAATAAGTTGCTCTTGATACTTTTGTTAATGCTGAATCTGATTGATTAGTTGCAGTTCTATTTGATCTTAAAGATGCTTCCAAAACATCAGCAACACCATAAACGCTTGCAGGAGAAGTTGTCGTTGAACTTGTTCCATCTCCACTTGCTCTATAAAAAGTATATTCAGCTTGTCCTTCAATTAAATCAATATTAGTATCACCTACTTCCCAATAGTGCACACCTCTATTGCCCCATTCTTGAAACATTATGTTTAAAGAACGTCTTGCGGTTTTTAATTGATATCCAGAAACAGCTTGTATGCCAAGTCTTTCATAAGCTTCTTCAATGATTTCATCGACAGCAAATGTCTTGTCAAAAGTAACTGTGCCTGAAGTTGTATTGGCCATAAGTTACCTCCCTAGTACGATTTACTTAATTCTAGAATAATTGTGTAAGCATCATTAGCGGTATGATGCAAAGTTGTTAAATCAATATCTCCATCAATGCCACTACCTGCATTATTTTTAATTCCACCGAAAGATCTAAAATCAAAATGTCCATTAGTAGGTTCTAGAGTTACCCCACCACCTAAAATTAATGCTTTAACATTAGATGAAGCATTCCATTCTAAATCGACTCTCATTCCCGAAATTGCATACCATACTTGTGTAATATGAACTCTTGCACATGCGGCTCCATCTGAATTCGCGGTTAAAGCTGAGACATCTACTTTTTTTACAGATGCTTCACCTGAACCATCCGATATATTTGTAAACTTCATTACAGTGGTTCGATCACCATCTGATAAAGTTTGACTTGTTACTGCGTCTGCCATTTTTTCCTCCTGTTAGAGAGAGGGAGCCGAAGCTCCCGCTCTAATTTAAGTTATTTATTATTGATCTCCAAATGCAGGTGCGTCTACACCTTGTGAGAATCCCCAAATTAGCCAGTTAGTACTATCTTTAGCTAAAATATTAATCTCCATACCACCAAAGTCTGTAAGAGTTAATTTAGAGTTAGAGTTTCCATCAGCATAAATAGTTACGTTATTAGCATCTGAATCATCATGAACGACACCACCAATAAAGTAATTAGCATCAGCACCTGTATCAAAGATAAGGTTTTCTGTTTCTTCTGCAGCGCCACCATAAATAAATTTAAAGTGTGCACCAGCAACTGGTGACGGTAATGTAATTGTTCTATTTGCTGAGATCGCTGGAACTACAATTAGTCTTCCACTATGTGTAGCATTAGTAAGAGTTGTATTTTCATCTCCCAATGTAACAGGTCCATCACCTAAAGTGATGACTTCAGTAATCGTTCCAGTAGATGCCGCTTTACTGACTGTTTTAAATGTATCTTCAGATCTTACTGGACCTGAAAAAGTTGTTTTTGACATAATATTCCTCCTAGAATATTTAAATGTAGTCCCTAGGGGATAGCCGACTATACGCGTCTACATTTAAGTTTATTTTTTGTATAGTGATTTTTTTATATGTTATTTTTTAGTAGAGTGCAATAGATCCTTACAAAAATATACGATTTCAGCGATGTAGCTTTGTGACTTAAGTAGCTACAGAAACTTGTGGAGCGGCAGCTTCAATAGAATTTTGCCTTTGAGCAATTTTAGCTTCTTCAAGCTTAATTTCAGTGATGACTTCTTTAATTTTGTCATCAATTCTAACCATGTTAAGTGTATATCTATCATGGTCAACATGCTCCTGTTCCCACTTCAACTCCAAGGACCTTTTTTGTTTGTATAGGTCTTGTATCATCAATAACCTCCTCATAAGTTATTCGATTTATCTCGTTATTATAGTTTTTTCCGAGATATTCCCAGTTTATACTCTTTTCTCCCAACTTGTCAAGGATTGATTGTTCAAGAGAAATGGCATTATCTTCAGCTAAAACATTAAATTTAGCATAATGATCGAGAGCCCAGATTTTGACTATAAATTGTTTCATGGTTTTTTCTTTCTATTTAGAAAATGTGGCCGAACTATGTCCGGCCACAAAATTTAATTATGCTTACGCACCTTCGCAACCAAAGATACCTCTATAGTCTGATACTCCAAATGAGTATCTTTCTCTAGCTTTGTATCTAACGTTACCAGTATCAAAGTCACCTTCCATTGCAGTTGTCAATGGTGCTCTAGTGAACATTTTCATACCGTTAGGACAATCTGTAATGATGTACCATGAGTCGCTATCAGTTAAGAAATTGTTCACTCTATAACCTTGAGGAACCATTCCCATTGATGCAACAGCATTGATATCATTATCAGCTGTACCAGTTCTACCTTGAGATTTTAACAATCTCTCAGCTGAGAACTGATTAGCAGAAGGAATTATCATTTTAACTCCTTTAGCTGCCACTCTTAACCCACGTTCATCAGTAAATGCAGCAATGTCAATCAATGCTTGCTCTAATGATGTTTCATTTAAGTCTGCTTGCGTAGTTAAAGTGTTTTTAACATTAGTTCCACTCACAGTTGTGTGAGCAGTGTTAAATAAGCTTTTACCATCCCCTGAATCAAAACCGTCTGCCGTAGGTAGACCATTGTTCAGTGGAGCTGCTGCTTTCACTTGTTTTGCATTAGACATAGATCTTGCTAGAGCTTTTGTGTATCTAGAAGAAATTCTATCGTAGAGATTATCTTCGATAGCTTCTTCCGTGATAGCAAATGCTAAAGCAATTGTATCGTGTGTGTAACGAGCTGTGTAAGTTTCTTGAGACTGATCGTAATTTACGCCAGACCCTTCAACTTTCACGTTTGCGTTTGCGAAACCACTTAACATTACTTCCTCTTCGAAAGCTCTGTCAGATGATTCGTTGGTATAAATCTCAGCGTGCTGATTATCATACCTTTTGTACTCCAGACCGAATAGTGCATTCAGGCCTGGCTCTAACTCTTTAACGAGTTGTGCTCTTGATATTGCCATTTTATGCTCCTAAGTTCCAGACCCGACAAATTCGGACAAGTTTTGTACAACTTCCAAAGAACAGTACGCATCAGTTAAGTCGCTGTTTTCTGTTTCTTCAGCACTTCTTAGTAATCTCCAAGAGTGTGTTGTGTTATGACTTGTCGCGATTTCAAGGGATGTTGTTGATCTTCCAGTTGACGTGCTTCCGCCTGTATTGGCGTTAACAGAAAACGTTTCCATAAATTTCACGTGAGCAGCAGGAACATTTGCAGCTACTGCAGTGTCCGATGCTATTGTGTATTTTTGGAAAGGATAATCATTAACAAACGCTTGTGTGTCTTCGCTGTTTGCTGGAGTAATTGTTGCGTCATACCAATGCGCCCAAGTGGGTTTATTAGTAGAAGCTGCGTTATAGTAGATTCCGTACAGAACACCGATCGTTGTAACGGTATCGGCGCTTTCACCAGTAATCATATAACCGCCTGTCGATTTCATCGCCATGCCGTTAAAAAGATCAACTGATGCTGCAGAATCAATCCAGTATTGAGAAAGACCTTGAGTCGCAGGTGTGTTACCTAACGTCCCAGATTGTCTAAAACCAAAACCGGCGCTGTTTCTATTAGCCATGTTATTACTCCTTATGTGACCTGTCCTTGCGGACCTCCAGTCACGGTTGATTTAAATCGGATAGTTTAAGAAATATTATTTCTTTGTACCACCGAAGGTTGTGCGAGACTGCCTATCAACATTGATTGGCATACTCTTATGCTCTTCCCTCATTAAATCGTTTTCAATTGCTTCTTCCTGACCTTCAGATTGTTTTTTGAAGTATTCAGTTCGAGAACGCGCGATCTCTTCAGGTACCCTTGCGAGCAAAAGGCCACCGACCCCAATCACTCCTGCGTATTTACCATCAGTGACTACGGGATAATCAGTATCTTTATATTCGTCAGCTCTCACTAACTCATAACCAGATCTTAATCTTCCAGAGATATTTTTAGAATCGTGAAATCCTAAACTCTCTGCCCGTATCCATCTGTGTCGGAATCCATCCGGCGCAGGCGGTGCATCTAGAGAAGATGGAGGAGCCCACTCTTTTGGTCTTTCAGTATTTGACCGAGTTTGGCTCGCACGAGAAGTTACTTTTTTGTCATTTTCTTTTTTCATATGCTTATGCTCCTTCCGTGAGTTTTAATTGTTTTGCATAGTCTTCGAGTGGCACACCTAATTTTTTAGCTATTGCTACCTGTGAAGATGTGAGTCTCACAGTTTTGCGACCAGATTTTACGCTTCTATTAGCTGAAGCGACCGACTGAACGGGCTTGGTCGTTGCTATGTTTTCAGTATTACCAAATTTATGGGGAAAGTCAACTTTTATTCTCTTGTCTACTTCCGCATAATATTCACTAGATTGAGGATCAAAACCTTCAGCAACTAGGTCTTTATGGACCTCAAATGCTGTAAAAGTCATCGCTCTATCTTGCCCAAACCATTTATTTCTACTTGCCCAATCCTCTGCTTGAGGGTCTGGAGCTGGTAAATCTTGTGGTGTGGGTTGGCGTAAATTACCACCGTCTTGTAGTCGGACAGGTTCCTGTCTAACGGGTTGTTGTTCTTTTCTTTGCTCCAATTTTGCATTTTCAAATGCAAGTGTAGCAATTCTTTTATTAGCTTCGACTTGAGCAGTTGCATCACCAGCTTCGATTGCCGTCGCAAGTTCTTTTTGCGCGGAATCCATTCCAGTTTTTACATTCTCCTCAAATTTTTTAGTGTAATCAGAATCAACTTTTTGAAATCTTTCATTATCAATTTGTCTTTTCTGTTCTACAGCTTGTGCATATTCCACAGCTGCAGCTTCTCTACGTTCTGCTTCTCTCATCTTACGAGTAAGTTTTGCAATACGAGATTGAACACCTTTACTATAAACTTCTAATTCTTCGTCCTGTTTTCCTGT